CGACAAAGACAAGAACGCGAAAGGGAATCCGCGAATGGAACGCTCTGATCAACTGGCCGAGATGCTCATGAAGCCGGTCACGCTCACCAACCACAAGCAGATGGAGAAGGTGGTCGACGCGGCGATCGCGCACGCGAAGCGCGTCGGCGACGCCGATTTGCTGGAACTCGCCGAGGAGACGGGACACGAGATCCTTGCGCTGCGCAGCCGTGCCGCACGCCCCGGCGAGAAGGCGAGCATGGCTCTCGCAATGAAACTGACGCCCGAGCAGAAGAAGTTCTACTACGAACTCTGGAACTTCTGGACGCCCGAGCGACAGAAGAATCCGACTGAACACGAGGCAGAACTTCGCGCTCTTGTTCGTCGCGCAAAGTCGATGCCGGATTTTCGCGTGACTGCCGCAGGTCAGCGGATGCCGAATCTTCATGAACTTGCTGACGAGCAGGAAGATCGAGTGAAGTCTTATTCCTCTCGACCCGGCACAAAGGCGGCGATGGGCAGAATTCTGCACTCGCATGAGGTAGATGAGCTAAAGGAATTCTTGGATGCTTATGGCGTCAAGGACTACGACATCATCAAGAGCATCGGGCAGGTGAAGGTTCCCAAGTCGCAGGTGGGGAAGGCATTGGATGCAATTTCCTCTTTGAACCGCGAGATTCGGAAAGAGGGCATCGGCGGATCTGTTGCGGTAGATGTCGTGCCCTTCTCCCGCCCCGGCGCGAAGGCGAAGATGGCTGCTGACACTTCGCGAGAGGCAGCGCAGCGTGTTTCGGCAGAACTGAAGGCGCTCATGCCGATCGCCAAGAAGATTCAGACGACGAGAGAAGTGCTTCGCGAAACGGAGAAGCAGGGGAAGTGGCGAGACTGCATCGGAACCGCGCAGTCGCTCTCCATCCAGTACTCGCAACTCGCTAACCAGTACATGCGTGTCGCGGCGGCGATTGAGAATGAGCGAGCCGCTCTCGGATTCTCCCGCCCCGGCGCGAAGGCGGTGTTTGTCCGTCTCCCTGATGACTACGCTCGTAACTTTCAATACATGAAAGAACTGATGGGCGACATCACGAGGGCATTCAAGGACACGGACCACATCTCTCTGAAAGAGGCCGCTCATGACTTCCTCGGGTTTGCGAAGAAGATTCGCGAAGAAGCGTTCAGTGACGCGGCAGACATGAAGAAGCACCCGCAGGACTGGAACGCTCGCCCCGGCGCAAAGGTCGCCAACGCGCTCTCCGACGCCTGCTGGGAGGGCTACGAGGCGGTCGGCACCAAGCAGAAGGACGGCAAGACCGTCCCCAACTGCGTCCCGATGGCGAAGCAGGAGGAGTCTGAGGAGGTTCGTTCCGGCCTCAAGATGATCGCAGCCAAGGATCAGGCCGTGGCCGACAAGATCAGAACGCTCATCGGCGAGGGCAAGGATCAGAAGCAGGCGGTCGCCATCGCCCTAGACCTGAAGCGCAGAGGAGAGATCTGAAATGTGCGTTGACTCGGCCTTCTTCGGTAGCGACACAGGCGGCGTCCCTCTCGTAGCCCAAACGTCCATTGCGGTCTATTCGCCGTTCAGCATTCGAAACGCAACTGGGGCTGTGCAGCCGGGATTTCTGGGAACTATCACTTCCGATTCGAGCGTTCCTCGGTTGTTCTTCGCCGATGGCTCGGGTGTAGCAGGAGATAACGTTTGGCTCGGTCAAGCCGTTCCGCTATATGACCACACAACTACCCCTCCGCAGAAGCGAAGTCCAACCGCGGTGATGCCGGGTCAAGTCATCCCAGTTCAGCCCGGCGCGATCGTGCAGGTACAAATCGGATGGCAGACGCTGGCGGGAGAGGCGTTGAATGAGTACAACGTGAAGTCCGGCGACCTGCTCAACACTGCATATGACCAGAACCTCGGATGGGTCGTGCCGTTCCAAGGCACGATCGCTGCCGGATTTACGATGGTTGATGCGGCAGTGCAGGCGCTTGAGGCAGGTTCATCCGGCGACATCATCTCGGCCATCTTTGTTCGCTCGTATTACGCTTCCTATGAGTCATAACCGCATCACATCTCCGTTGGTTTGGCGCGGCGAGGATGTCCTGTATCCATTCCGCTGCGTCAGCGTGTATCGCGCCGCCAACTTCGCCGACAAGACGGCGTTCGCGCTTGATTACCCATTGGTCGGAACAGCAACCGAGCCATACGACAAGAACATCTCAAGCCCGATCGTCGGGGTCACTGACGGATCGGTGTTTGAACACGGATCGGCACTGCACGCGCCCTACGACGGTCAGGTGACGTTGCAGGCCTCGGATTACTGTCAGGTAGAGACCGCAGAAGCAGTCGCCGCCAGTGCCTACCTGCAATCACAAGCGGATGGCCGAGTCGGGAACATCCCCTCAGCGCCACTCACTTCGCAGGTGGTTCATTTCGTCGCCATGGAAAGTGCCAACTCTGCAGGGCAGATCATCTGGGCCGCTCGTGTCTATGGCTGGCCCAAGATCATTACCCCGCCAAACATCGCGCCGATCAGGTAATAAACGATCATGCTGAACTCATTCACATGTCCCCCTCTCATCGCTATGGCTGATATCAGGCCATATTCGACCGTCGTAATGACGGGAACAAACTTCGGGGTAGTCCCGGGATACTGGGATGGCGCTGACCCCTCATACCAAGACGTTCCGATTATTGGCGTGACGGATGGTTCGGTATCAAGGACTGACACGGAGTTTCACGCCCGTGCAGGCGAATTGGTCACGCTTCAGACGGGACTGAATGTTCTCGTTCGTGCAGGGACCAAAGGCGCTGCCTACTCCTTCTGGAACGCAGGCAAGGGCTTGCGGCTTGGTGATGACGGGGAGGTAATCCCGCTCGTTGAGCCAACCCAGAATCAATGGTGTATGGTGCAGTTGATAGCGCTGCAGCGATTTGTTTCCGGTGAGGTGTTCTGGGCGCGACGCGCTACAGGACACCCCTGCATCTCAGGACTCTAATGAACGACAGCCCTGACCCGAATCCCATGGCGAACGGGCTGACGCCGAAACAGCGTCCTCGCAAGCCTCTGCCTGCGCCCGCGCAGCGCGGTATCACCAGCCCGCTTGCGACAACGGTTGAAGTCCAGCGTTCGTTCTTCACGACCGCGGACAAGATGCTGCGCAACAGCAGCCTCGCGTACAGGCTGAACCCGCAGTATCAGCAGATGATGCGTGCGGACGCCGACATTGAGGGCGTCCTGCGTTCTCTGCAGGTCACGCTGGCCTCGCTTGAATGGGCCGTGGTTGCCGATGACGATGAGAACCCCCGGCTGCAGGCGCTCGCGGAACGAATCGGGAAGATCTTTGAAGCGCTGCCCCGGCGCAGCGATTTCGTACGTGCCATGCACGAGGCGGTCTGGTACGGCAACTCGGCGTGCAACTTGGTGTATCAGCGCGACCCGCGTCTTGGCGTGTCGGTCAAGGAGTGGTACCCGTTCCACCCGGACACGCTTGCGTACGACCAGCGCGGCAACCTCGCCATGCGTGTGGGTGCGGACTACGGCAACCATGGGCCGAACGCGCAGAACATCGGCTTTGACAGCCGCGTGCACATCTTCACCGAGCAGGAGCGCAAGGCAGTTGTGCTCCACCGCGTGTTCGTGGCTGCGCCGGACTTCAATGACCCCAACACCTCGGAAACCGTCTACCGGGGAGTCGGAGCGCGAGATGTCTGCTGGTTCATGTGGCTAGCGAAGCAGGAAATCCTGCAGGACGCCATCACGTACGCAGAGCGCTACGCCATGGGAATCCGGGTCGGGTACTACCCGCTCGGTCAGGATGCCGGCCGGGAGATGATGGAGCAGGTTCTTGCCAACCTGACCAACGACAACAGCGTTCTCATCCCGCAGAGCGGGACGGAGAAGATCTACGACATCGACATCAAGGAGCCGAACGCTGGTCGCGCTCAGGTGTTCATGGAACTGGTCAACTGGTTCTCCGGCAAGATCAAGGAAGCCATCCTCGGGCAGAACCTGTCAAGCGAATCAGGCGCAACCGGGATGGGGTCGGGCGTTGCTTCTCTGCACGCCGACACGCTGTCACGCATCATCCGGTACCACGCTGACGCCCTCGGCGACAGCCTGACCAACGACTTCGTCCGAGTCGTGGCCGCGATGCTCGGTGCCTCGGAAGACGAGATCTCGGCGCTCCGGTTTCAGTTCGCGCCCGAGCGCCCTGACCCGAAGGAGCGGCTGGAGGCGATCCGGTTGTTCGTGGAGATGGGCGGCAAGGTGGCCGAGAGGGAGGTGCGCGATCTGCTCGGTTTGTCGGAGCCGAAGCAGGACGAGCCTATCCTTGGTTCGTCGCAGGGAAGCGCGAATCCCCTGACCGCGATGCTGGGCGAATCCGCCGCTCCGGAGGGACAGCCCTCACCGATGGAGCCATCATCGTTCTCCCGCCGGGCATGGCTGCTTGAGGATCATGGCCGCTAGGCCATCCATCAACGACCTGTTCCGTTCCCTGCTGTCTGATGGCAAGGACGCCTATCGGAAGGCGGTCGCAGCGCAGATACGCGGATCGGGTGGCGCTGCCGAGTGGGATCGTTGGGCACAAGACACGGCTGCGATCCTGCTTGCTTCATGGTCAATCGGTGCCGGGCAAAGCCTTATCGAAGCGGGCATCGGTGTCAAGAAGACCATCCCGAAGCCGATCACCTTCGACCGCGACGTACCAGACTTCTTGCTCCGCTTTGAGGCGGGGCCAGCCAGAGAGGTCATCGCGAGGTTCATGACCGCGATCCCGCTGACGCGGGAGAAGTGGGATCGCCTTGTTGACTATGCGTTCGCCGCCGCGAACGAGATGCGCAGGGACGAGGCTGCTACGGCCCTTGGCAAGATCGTTGAGACGAGCCCAGAACTCGCCCGTGTGATCTTTCCGGCCCTCGCCCGCCCTGTGGAGGGGAGGGCTGCTGCGGGCTTGCCAGCCGAGGTGCGAAAGCGGCGCTCCCCCGGCGTTCAGCAACTCGCTCAGTCAGCATTCTTCGTCACCGGGATGAGCCAGAAGCAAGTAGAGGCCACCCGCGATCTGCTTGCCAAGGTCATTGAAGGCAAGGTCACCAAGTCCGTGGCTGGCAAGAGGTTGCTGAAACTAGGCGTTGGCGACTTCATTGAGCAGACGATCCTCGCCACGGGAACCGACCTGACTGACGCTCGGCTGGAAACCGTCTACCGAACCAACATCAACCGAGCGCAGACGCAGGGGCAACTTGACATCGTTCGGGATGCCTCGGTCAAGGCATTCGTGCCTGTCATGCAGTTCACTTCCACCAAGGACAACCGGACGAGGGATACCCACAAGGCGATGGATGGCTACGTTGCCACCGTAGAACAGATTGACTCGCAGGGCATCCCGACCCCCGGTGGTTTCAACTGTCGATGCCGATGGAAACCCATCCCCTTGGCTATCGCCGTTTCCAAGGGATGGACGGACGAGGATGGCGTTCCGGATTACGCCGCCATCAAGAAACACAACGGTCAGCGCCAACGTTTGATTGACAGCGGGCAGTTCCCCGATCCGGGCTTCATCAGCGGATGACCGCAACCCCTTGTATGTCAGTCTGCGCCTGATACCATCAGAAGCGTCCTGAATGACGATCCTTATGAGTCATCCATCGCATCGCATCTCCGAGAACGGCAAGACGGTCACCATCCATGACCTTGAGGTGTTCTGCGCCTACGACCCGGCGATTGACGGCGAGAGCGATCCGGAACTCAAGAAGTTCGACAACGAGCGCGTGCTGGACATCGTCAACGCCACCGCAAAGTACATGACGCGAGGCTCGTATCCGCGCCTCGTCGTCATGCACGAGAAGGACGGTAACGAGCCGAAGTCCGCAGTCGGTCGCTTCACTCGCCTCGGCTATCAGGAGCGAGATGGCGTGGGCTACATCGTCGGCGACTGCGAGGTGGAGCGTTCCGTGTTCGACAAGTTGCTCGCCACGAACGCATTCCCGCGCCGCAGCGCGGAGATCTGGGCAGATCAGAACCACCTGTCGGAGGTTGCGCTGCTCGGCCGCGAGACGCCGCGCCGCCCGCTCCCCGACACGCATTTCACGCGCAAGGGTGACCTCGTCACCTTCGCAAGAGCAATCCGCTTCGACATGGGGACAGTCGGCGGCGGGCAATCCACGTATGTCCCCAACACGAAGGAAACCAACATGGCGGACTACGACAAGGAGATCGCCGCTCTGAAGTGCGACATGGACGAGATGAAGTCCATGATGAAGAAGCACTTCGGTGAGGGCGAGGACGAGAAGAAGGAGAAGAAGGAGAAGAAGGACGAGATGTCCGCAGACGACATGCTCTCCGAGCAGTTTGCGGAAGAACAGGGCGAGGGCGATGGCGTGCACATCGACATCGACTCGCACAGCGAGGAGGAGGAGGAGGAGGAGGCCAAGGAGATGATGTTCCCGGCATCGCGCCCCGGCCGCGCCGACGTCTTCGCGATGCGCCGCGAGAATGCAAAGATGCAGCGTGAGATCAAGACGCTTCGCGCCGAGATCAGCCGCGAGAAGTTCGGCCGCGAACTGGACGCGATGGAGGCCGATGGCTACCGAATCCCGGCCTCGCACCGTCCGCGCCTGATCGCGGAACTTTCCGCATCCTCGGACGCTTCCGCTCTGCTGGAGTCGTGGCGGGAACTGTTCAACCGCGACCCGATGGGTGTTCGCATCGACATGGGCCGTTCGGCCCTGCCCTCCGGCGACCTCGACACGCGTCAGGTCGCAGACCTTGTCCGCGAGTTCGCTGGCAAGCCTGCGGAGTTCACGAAGGCAATCAACAGCCGCCTGAAGGGGCGGTAAAGGAAGGAAAGACACATGGCAGATTTCGGCTTTACGCCCGAACTCGTCGCTAGCGGAACCATCAACCCGTTCCGCATGGTCGAACTCTCGGGCGCATTTCAGGGTTCGCAGGCGAACGCCGCCTCGGACAACATCGTGGGCGTCACCGATGGCTCCGTGAAGAGCGGCGTCCCCGGCAACACCGGGAACAGCGTTCACGCGGAGGCTGGCGACCAGATCAGCCTGCAGCCCAGCAACACCGTGCAGATTGAGGCAGCCGCCGCGATCTCCGCAGGTGCCCTCGTGACCTCCAACGCCAGCGGTCTTGCGATTACGGGCACCGCTAATCAGGTCTGTTACTACATCGCTCTGGAAGCCGCTACGGCAGCGAACGAGATCATTCGTTGCTTCCGCATCGGAACCCGAGTCGTCCCGTAAGCCCAACCCCCAACACAAGGAGCAACACACATGGCTTACACCGTTGTCGGAGGAGGGCTTTCAACCTACATCCCCTCCACGAACGATCTCGCCACGGGCGCGCTGCAGGTGGAGTTCACCCGCAGCGTCAACTCGTTCGCGCTTTCGCGTTACGCTCAGATCGTGCCTGTCAGCAAGATGACGGGCTACTACCTGCGTCAGGACACCACGGACAACACCCGTGTGACCGACGTCAACGAGTTCGTCTGGCCGCTCGGCAATGACCGTCCGGCGGGCAAGCAGAATGCGTTTGAGTTCGTGCAGTACGCGACTCAGCGCTTCGCGTTCCCGTTCTACATCCCGCAGGAGTCCGCGAATCAGGCGGCATGGGACACGGTTGCGCAGCACGCCCGCAGCAAGGCGCAGTTGGCGATGACGCGCCGCACGATCGCTGCGGCCACCGCGCTGGCGACGAGCGGCAACTGGGCGGGCAACTACGCTGCCAACCCGACCGCCAGCCCGATTAGCGCGACGGGTTACTGGAACAGCCCGACTGCCGCTGATCGCAACATCCAGAAGTCGATTCAGAAGGTCATGCAGATCGTTTCGCAGACCTCCGGCGGCGCGGTCCGTCCGTCCGAGTTGATTCTCGTGATCAGCCCGGAAGTGGCCGTGGCCATCTCGCAGGCTGCGGAAACCAAGGACTACATCGTGAACAACCCCGGCACCCTGCAGTTCTATCAGGGTTCCGACACGTTCGCACGATGGGGCATCCCGCCCACCCTGTTCGGCCTCGGCGATGTCGTGGTCGACGACTCGGTGCGCACGACCAGCAAGAAGGGCAACGCCACCCTCTCGCAGTCGTTCATCCTCGGTCAGGGTGCGTACTTCCTGTCCCGCCCCGGTGGTCTGGTCGGAGTGGAGGGCGCTTCGTCCTTCGCCACGCTGCAGATCTTCGCGTACGAGGACATGACCGTTGAGCAGTTCAACGACCCCCTTAACCGCCGCATCGAAGGCCGCGTGATTGACAACAGCGTTCCCGCCGTTGTCGCGCCCGTGGCAGGTTTCGCGATCGCGGACGTTCTGTCCTGAGTCATCCTCACTCCGCTGAGGGGCGGCAGGGGTTCGCCCTTGCCGCCCCTCGGATTAGGAGAATGAAATGCCCGCATACGCCGCGTACTCCGATCTTGAGGAATCGCTGGACGCCGACATCATCGCGCAGTTGTGCGGTGACGCAGGGACGGCGATGCCGGGGCCGAATCCGATCACGACGATGGCCCTTGAGCGGGCGACCGGGATCGTGCGGTCGTACATCCGTGTCGGCGGGATCTACAGCGAGGACGAGATCACCGCGCTCAACACGGCGGGGGACGCCGTTCTCAAGATGCTGGTCGTTGATCTCGCAACCGAGATCCTCTATCAGCGGCGTGGCGTCAAGATCACGCCCGCTATTGAGCAGCGAATCAAGCAGGCGTACACGATGCTTGAGGCGCTTCGGGACGGCAAGGCGCTGTTCGGCAGCGTGACGAGCAACGTCGCGGCAGGAACGCCGATTGTCAAGGCTGTGCCGACCGCGAACCTTGGCTGGTACAACAAGGTCAGCAACTCCAACTTCTTCCCGTATCGCCGGGGAACGGTCTATCCGTGAGCGGGTGGTCGCGCCGGGTTCGGGAGGCTCTGGCGAAGCCTGCTGTGCAGCAGGGCATCGCGCAGTTGTTTGAGGCATACATGAAGGATCACATCGACCGCAGCGAGGGGCGCGGTCGTGGTGGCAATGCCGTTGCGCACAAGCCGCTCAGCAACATGAGCGGGCGGCGCTGGGTTGATAGCGTTGGCCCTAATGAGGTCGTCGTCTCTACCAGAGAAATCACCAAGAGGGTAAAGATACGCGGCCGGAACGGGGACGAAACCCGTCTCTCAAGACGTAAGCAGTACCTCGTCAAGACGCAGTCGTATCGAACGGGCGGTCATCCGCTGCGAGATACCAGCGAGATGTACGGTGCGCTCAACGCTGTAGGTTCTCGGGCGGGGCGCAATAAGTTGCGTGTCACGCTTCGTGGGCCGATGTATGCGTTGTATCAGGATCGCGGGTTCAGCACCAGCGGCCCGAACTACATCCCGTTGACTTTCAAGGGCAAGCGAAAGCACGGAACCGGAAACAACCCCAACAACGAGGGGCTGATCCGTGGCAAGGACTACACGATGGCATGGAACGGCGTCACCGTTCCCGCGAGGCCGTTCTTGCTGCCCACCCGCACAGAGATGCGGGGGATCGGCAAGTCGATCTACATGAGCCTGAAATCCATTCTGAAAGGACGATAAATGCCTACTACCTTCCAAATCGCCGGGCCGACCAAGGTCATGATCGGCGCCAGCGAACTCGGCCGGAGCGACAACGACAACCTTCCGCAGGTGTCAATCACCGACAACATTTATGAGGTCAAGGAAGTCACATCGGGTGCGACTCCGGCGGAACTGGTTCTGCAGGGTCTCGCAGCCACCGTTACCGTGACGCTTGTGAAGTATGACGAGGCGATTCTCTCGTCAACGCTCATTACGCAGCGCGGCGTAGCGACCTTTCCGGGCAGGAGCACGGTTGGCCGCGCTCTGGTATCCGCTGGCGGTACCTTTGCGGTGACGATTGAGAGCCTGATGCCCGGCCGAACCATGAAGTACGTGTTCCCTCGTGCCTACCTGAAGTCTGACGGCATGGTGGACGCGCAGTGGGGTAACCGCGAGCGCACGCTGACGCTGACCTTCGGGGCGATTGCGGACAACGAAGGTGACGTCTACGAGTACACCAACACCGTCAATCCTTGACAGGCATGATAGGCTGTCAACATGATTGATCTCAACGACGAGAATGACCCGCTTCTGTTCGCCTGCAGCATTCCGGCAGGACGAATCATCGTTCAGTTCCATGAGGTCGTTGCTGCCCTTGAAGCCAAGTGTCAAGGCAAGGAGCCAAGCACCGAGGATCTGGTGGCCGTGCTCAAGGAGGTTTCGCGCACGCCGGATGTAGCCTCCATGGCGACGGACGCGCAACTCATTGCGGTGTGGACGAGGATCGCGAAGGCAGCACAGTCAGCGGGAAACGCGTAAGGGCAATCGCTCGTTTCGCCGCCTGTTACGGGCGGTTGCCCTCGGAGTTCCCGGAGGAATTGCGATTGGGCTTGATGCTCAACATCCCCGCGATAGAGGCGGCGCATGCCTTGCAGGTCGCACGGGGCATCTCCATCGCCATGGGCGATTCCAAGTCGCTAGGCGGCGCTGTCTATGACATGACGGGAGACTCGCGATTGGCGCATCGCGCCACGGTTGCCTCGGAGGTTGCAAAGCACCACCATGCCTAATACCGGAGACATCCTCATAGCCATGCGCGATGATCTCGCGCAATGGATGCAGCAGCGCGGTTACGGCAATGCGGTGTATATCACGGAAGCGCCGTTCGATGAACTAGTCAGTCAGTACGCCATTCAGATCATCCCCACGCCGGACACGGCAGCGCACCCGAACAGCGGTATCGGGCTAGTGCGCTCGGGCGTCGACATCGTGATTTGGTGGCGCGGGCTTCTTGATCCGATGCAGCGCGGCACTCAGCGGATTGCCGGGCAGACAGGTGTGCAGCCCTTCGCCGATGTCCTGCGGGAATACTTGGTGCAGAAGACGTTCGGTGGGCTGATGTTGGTTCCGTTGACGTTTCGGAACGGCGGCGTTGTGACGGCGGTTCCTGAAATGGACGGCTGGCTGACCGTCAGGGACAGTTATGAATACGGGTACGAGATGACATGGAGTTGACATGGAAGACCTCGGACGAATCGACATCAACATCAATGAGTCCGGCGGCGGTGGCAGCGGCACGGTCGGCGGTGGCCCGCAGCCGTCCGGTCTTGGTCCGCCGAGCAAGCGATTCATGGGACAGTTGCAGGGTCTTGAGAAGTTCAGCGATGCGCTGAACGAACTTCAGGCGTTCCGGTACAACCCGTCCTTGGCAGGTGCGCAAGCACTGCAGCAGAACAACCCCATCGTCCAGAGCCTGAGCAGGATAGGTGGGGTCGGGCGCATGGTTTCCTCGGGCCTGCTGGCATTCGGCGCTGCGGGCGGTCTTGCGACGATGGCGCTCAAGGCGCTTAAGGAGCAGATCATCCGCCTCAACGAGCGCGTGGAGGAGATCTATCGTTACTCCGGGCGCTTGACTGCTGTCGTAACCAGCCGAAGGCTGCGCGAGATGCAGGAATCAATGGACGAGGCGCGGCGATCCGGGGAACAGTACGCCGAGGTCTACTCTGCCACAACGGATGTCAAGATCATGGGCATGAGGCTCAAGGAATACATCCTCAACATCCTCGGCCCGACGATGATGGGCGTGCTGAATCTTGTTCGCATAGGGATGAAGGTAGCGACCATCGCGCTCGTGCCATTCGCCTATTTGATGCGCCTGCAGACGACGATCAAGAACATGATGAACAACTTCGGGATGGGCGGGCTGAAGAACATCCTCCCGAACCTGCGCAGGGAGTTGCGGTATGACGATCCGAACTCCGGGGTCGGCAGGGTTGTTGACGTAACCAAGAGATTCCTTGAAGGCACGATCGTTGGGCTTCCAAAGGAGTTGCGCATGATCGGCGTTGGCCTCAATCAGGTCATTGCGTTCATACGGCGCATCTGGGAGTGGCTGCGCGATACGTTCATCGGCACCTCGGCCGCAACGAGCCTCAACGATTGGTTCCTTGATGATCTCAAGGTCATGACGAGGAGCACGCCATGAGCGCCGAACTGTACCTGCAGAACAAGAAACTCCAAGATCTGTACGTCCTTAACGTCTTCGTCGACGCGTACGACTCATCGGTGGAACTCGCGCCAGATGGCCGCACACCAATCGGGCAGAACGTTCGCGTCACGGGATCGGCACTCATTGCCGTTGGCCCAAACTACTCCGACTTCTTCACGGCGGTGCGAGTGGCGGGCAATCGCTTGAAGACAGCGCGACTGGAGATTACGGTCGGAGCGGCTACCACCAATCTGTTCAACTTCTTGGACGCAGACTCCGACAACGGCGGCCCATACTTTACGTTCACGACTACCGAGGTTGTGGGAACGAAGACCGCGCTCCTGCGGTTTGAGGTGACTACTCGGCGCTCGTTCCCCAACGGCAGCACCGAGGGTTCCAACCAGACCGTGATGGCTCACCGATGGGTGCAGTCGATTGCTATGGACGCTTCGGGCCAGTTGACGCGCACGATCAATGGCAGCATCAACATTGCGCGGAGCACAACCGGGGCAACGAACACGCTTGCCACGAACGCCGCATGGACGAGCAAACTGCCATACGCAGACCTGTTCCGAAATGCCATCATTCCAGACGTTCCGGGGCCGGGATGGAGACGCGAGTCACAGGACTTTGCCCTAGACGAGTCTAGCACCGTCCTGTTCTACAACGTCATTGACAAGCGATTCGTCATTGATCTTCCGGATGGCGTTCGCGTTGGTGACATGGAGGCTTCATACGAGAGGACGCTTGAGAATGCCGGGGTCGCAACCGTGCACTTCTCAGTCGATCTTCTCGGGGATGCAGGTCTGCAGACCATCGCAGGAACCACGCCCAATCGCCGCCTAGTGGAGGCTGCGATGGCGCTGTGCAAGACTCGGATCGACCTCAACTTCAAGCAGACCATCGTGCAGCGCATGAAGGTCACCGAGAACAGAATGCTGGAAGGGTACAGCGTCCGGTTTGAGGTCGATGCGACCGTGCAGAGCAAGGCGCAGGACAACGCAGCGACTCTTGCTCCGCTTGGTTACATGATCGGACAGAAGTTCACCGTCACCAAGACGGCGACGAGAACCTTGCCTGCGTATGGCCCGGCCCTGACTGACGGAGCGAACAACGTCATCCTCGGCATCCTGCCGCACTGGCTGAACAACAACGTTTCAGGCACGGACACGGCCCCCGAAGCAAATATGCCTCGGGCGCAGTTGTTCTCGTTCGCTGGTAGCAATGAGCACGGAGCCGTCAATGTCGCGGTCGTGAGCGGAGCCGATGGCGTTTCGGCGATGAACTCGTTGTTCGCAGGCGCGTTCAATGCGTTTCAGCAGCAGCCCGAGAACGTGACGATTGAGGGTACGTCTGGCTATGCAACGACGATCGCAAACAGCCGATCGCATACGAGCGCAGTCATTGACAACGGCATGGTTCGTGCGTCTACGATGTATCCGAGCGGTCAAGACCTCGTGTTCCAGACGCGCAAGCCACGCGTGCTGCTGACGGAGCACGTAGAGGTCGTGCGAATGAATCAGGCTCCTAGCAAGATCATGCGAGAACTGCCCGCAAACTGCGTTGTCAAGTCCGAGGATTGGCGGGTCGCATTCGGCAAGTATGACGCGCAGGGACAGCGGGTGTTCACTGGCGTCTTTGAACGCACGATGGAATTGTATGACCCGGGTGGCACACCCGTGGTTGGGTTCTACAACAACACGATCGGCGGCGTGACGTTCCGGAACTGGGTTGCCCCGAACTCTACGATTATTGCGGCAAGGAACCCGAACACCACGGACGGTGGGCAGTTGAATACTACGGGCGTTCTAGCAGCAGCCGTAGGCTCACAAGCCTATGGCGTGACCGGACAGGCCATCGCAACATGATCGCGGCATGGTTCCAAGGCACGCAGAACAACGCGATCTACCCGTTCGTCATACCGAACGATGAGATCTGCGATATCGCCTCGTGCCTCGGGATGTCCGAGTCAGACCTGTTCCGCATTGAGATTCCCGGTGGCGCGAGCCGCATCGGGCGGGCGATCGGCCTTATCTCGCAGTCGCAGTTGTCGGGTCTGTACGGCGAGGATGTTCTCACTATCGGATCACCTAGCATCGTTGTCAAGTGGCGCGAGAATATCAATGCGCCCGTCTACGAGAAGGACATGCTTCTCCTGCCGCCGAGGCCGATCTACGAAGTCCCGGGCGGCAATGGCATCGCGTTAGTGGAGGCGGTGGATATCCGGTACCTCTGGCAGCAGACCTGCTTGACGGCGGCGCAGTTGACGGTCGCCTCCGGATTGATATTTACGGAGGACGGTCGACGGTCTTGGTCAAACGCTAACAACTCAACGCTCACTGCCCTCGTCACTGCATTGAAGGGATATCTGGACGCGTTCGGGGAGTCAATCGGCATTGCGTCTTATGCGCCGAGTGCGGTGCTGCTCAGCCGGATCGCCGACCTGACGTTCACTCCGAATGGGTCGGTGGCGATGGCGTTGGACATGATCCTTGCCGCGACCGGGTATCAGTTGCAATGGGACTTCTCAACGGGCTGGACGGTGACTGCGCTCGGCGGTGATCGCGCAACGCTCAATACGTACATGACAGCGAACAAGCGTGCCTACATGGGCGGCACGCAGGCGGGCTCAGAACTTGGCGTTCCAGCAGAGTCGCTGCTAGCGCTGTGGGACGGCAACGCCAACTACCAAGTCAACGCCATGCCGAGCAACGTGCGCGTGACGTTTCCCTACCGAACGGTGGAGGGGCTGACGCGATATGCGCCAACGGAGAGTCGCGCCAATGCCGCGACCGCGAAGGCATCGTTGTTCTACAAGGACTCGCAGGCGCAGAACAATCAGGTCATCGCGACCGGGCGTACGCGAGCGCCTGATGGGTGCCGAGTGCTGCATGAGCCGCGCCCGATCGTGTCTGGGCTGGTTCCAAGCGTCAATCTGGGCGCCGCGAACGCGGCACTCACCGCAGCGCCGGGGTGGGATTACGCTGCTTACGCAGCAGAGGTAACCAACCTCCTTGAGGCAAGAACGACGATCCTGTTCGGCAAGACCGCGTGGGCGGGATGGACCTCCCTGCCGAGGGGTGGTTACCGAACCGGGCTGTCATTCACGCTCGTCAAGAGGAATGGCAGTCACATCCCTGTCACGATCTCTGAGTGCGATGTCAAGGATTGGCTCTGCGGCCCTCATGGCCTCCTGTCGGCCGATCCCTCGGAGATGGTGTTCGGCAAGGGGATGGCCTCTGTTCGTCGGCTGTACAACGGCGCAGTGCAGGTAGACGTCGGCGCTCCGCAGACTCGCGTGTTCGCCGCGAAGATCACGGGGTTTGAGCAGTACGTCGTCGGGAAGTGGGCTTACCGATTCGTGGAGGTCGACCCGAACTTCCAGAACAACGTCGCCGCATGGGTGCTGTCAATCCCGTACCCAAGGCAGGAAGATGCCTTCGTCGCCAAGAACCTGTGCGAGTACGGCAACGCAGGCCCGTACACGCAAGGCAACGGCGTGACTGCTCCCGGCGTGCTCGGATCGAACAATCCGAACGCGATCGTCACCCCGCTGCCGATTATGGTTGACACGGTAGTGACCATGGTCGAATACTATTCAACGCAGACGCTCAACACGGTAGATGCAACGCAACCCCCGCAGTACTGGTTCGCGATGCCGAATGCCGTGAACGTGCAATGCGTTGAAGGCTTGATGCCACTGGAGGAATGAAATGGACAAGTGGAACATCGTCTTCTCCAAGGGATCGACGTATCAGCAGACGATCCAGATGCAGGGCGTTGCGGACATCGCATCCGCAACCGGATGGACGGTTCGATGTGCGTTCCCGGGGGCTGCGCCGTTCCTCACGGCAACCATTGCCAACGGCATGATCATCGGCGAAGACCCGGACACCAAGACGCTCATCGTCCCAGCGGCGACCACGGATACCTTTGAACTCGGGAACGCCCGGTTTGACTTCGAGATCACGTGGGCCGGGAACGTAGTTCGTCGGTACTACGCAAACGGGCTCTGCCAGATCAACCCGGAGGTCGGCGAGGTATGAACGAGGAAGTGACCATCACCGTCACGAGCAGCGGCGTGACGCTCACGGTGCAGTCCGGACAGCCGGGCATCGGCGTTCCTTCCGGCGGAACGACCGGGCAGTACCTGCGCAAGTTGAGCAACACCAACTACGACACGGGATGGGCTTCCGAGGGCAGTACGGGAACCGTAACACAGGTCAATACTGGTGCGGGTCTTACGGGTGGCCCCATCGTTGTCAGCGGAACGATCTCTGTCGCCAACAACGGGATCACGTACGGGATGCTGCAGCAGTCTACTGCGGCAGGAAGGATCATCGCCACAAACGGCGGAGCCTCTACTCAATACACAGAGGTCTCTCTATCAAACGCTTTTCTCTTGTCATCAGGTGATCCGCCAGTACTCACATGCAACCCCAACAACACTTCAACTATTGGCGGCACGAGTCCAAGTCTAAGTGTCATTGACGCCAGCCTCGGACTCGGCAAGTTCGCCAACCTGACAACCTCCTCGCGGTTCATTGGCAGCGGGAGCCTCTCTCTCGCGCCGACTGAACTTTCAAGCACCGATCTTCTGATCTCTGGAACTACGATTACGGTCGTTGGCGGTACTGCCGATCGCGTCCGGTTCACGGCAAGGAACGACACGGGAGTGACGATTACACGCGGCCAGCCCGTGTACATCAACGGCGCAACGGGGCAGAACCCGACGATTCAGAAGGCTCGTGCTGATGCGTACAGCACCATGGATGCGGTAGGCGTTGCTGCCGACAACATCGGCAACAATCAAACCGGGCCAGTTCAGATCATCGGCATACTGGACAACCTTAATACGTCGGCGTTTGCCGATGGCGACACGCTCTATGTGTCGCCGACAATCGCGGGCGGATTGACGGCAACGGAGCCCGTATCGCCGAACTGGGCTGTACAGGTCGGTTTCGTTGCGCACGCGCATCCAACGCAAGGCAAGATTCTCGTTCACCCGAACATTGAATCGGTTGAATCGGAATACATCGTGGACTCCACGACGGTCGGGCGCAACGTTCTGACCGCGGTCGATGGCGCCGCAGCGCGTACGGCGATCGGGGTCGGCTCGGTCGGAACGCAGGGTGACGGCGACAAGGGCGACATTACCGTTTCCGCTTCCGGCGGCACATGGACGATTGACAACGCCGTGGTGACGACCGCAAAGATGGCGAATCTTTCGTTTGCATCGCGTTTGCTGGGTTCCGATTCAACTTCGGCAGCAGTAACGCAGTTGCAACTCGGAACCGGGTTGACGATGAGCGGGAACGTCCTTGATGGACGTGATATCTACACGGACACGCAGACGTTCACTTCGTCCGGCACATGGACGAAGCCGAGCGGCGCAATTCTGTGCGTTGTGGAGTTGATTGGTGGTGGCGCAGCAGGACAGGCAGGATCAACTAGTGTCGGCGGCAACAGCGGTGCTGGTGGCGAATACGTGACCGTGACTGTCGCCGCAAGTAATGTCGGTGCAACGGAAACGATAACGATTGGCGCGGGTGGAGTCGCCAACAGTGGTACGGGTGGCGATACGTCGTTCGGTACAGTTGCCATTGCTATGGGCGGCGGAACTACGGCATCAAATGCATGTGTGAGGCGAAGTACGGTCTTCTTCGCATCAGCCGTGCTTTCCAATTTCTTCGGAGCGGGACGCGTTCCTCTCAACAACGGAAACGTCGGCGGATTGAACGCGCCGGGTGGTGGCGGTCCGGGTGCAAATGTGACGAACGCTGCCGGACATACGGGCGGCGCAGGCAATGATGCGACCCTAAATATTGCGGGGACTGTTCCGGCTGCAGGCACGGGCGGCGGCGCAGCCGGAGGGACTGCTAACAATGGCGGGGCGGGTGTTGCCGGAACAATCGTGTCAGGCAAGTTGTGCGGTCACGGCGGTGGTGGTGGTGGCGGCAACACCGCAGGAGCAGGCGGCGTCGGCGGCGCTGGTATCCGTGGTTCGGGTGGTGGTGGTGGTGGCCGGGGCTCAACGGTGGGCGGCAATGGCGGGGCTGGCGGCAGCGGTGTCCTTCGCGTAACCACTCTTTGCTATCGGATTTGACATGACAAGCGCAATCATCAAGAACTCGGTAGTCATCAACCTTGCGGAAGTTGATAGCAGCGAATGGTCGCCACCTTCCGGAACAGAGGCAGTTGCGCTTCTGCCGCAGGAATGGTGTTCTATCGGGTGCGTGTACGACCCGGAAGCCAATCCGCGATTCATCTTGCCTCCTCCTCCCCCTGAAGAGCCATGAGCGATCCGACAACTGAACACAAGAACCACCCGCGACCGCGCCTCGCATTGGAATGGGCGCAGTTGGCTTTGACGCTGGTGACCTTGATCGGCGGTGCTATCTACATCGGCGGTCGATCAGAGGCCGATCAGCAGCAGACACGGACACTGGTGCAGATCTCCTCTGACCTCATCGCTCTCAAGGAGCGCGGCGCTGACGCCAATACCGCAATCAAGGTCATCGCGGAGCGCGTAAGTCAGGTTGAGAAGCGTCTTGAGCGCATTGAAGCCAAGCCGTAGGCGCATCGCCATGTTTCGTTGGTTTCTGCTGCTCACGGCAATCCTCGCACTGGCCGGGTGCAGCCCGACTCAGAAGATCGCCGAACGAGCCAACGGCATCGCGGCACGCGCTCGCGAGGATGAGGCCGCATGGGGTCGTGCCGAGAAAGCGCATCCCGACCTCGGCAAAGAAGCCAAGGCAGGACGGAAGCGGGCAGACGCCGACATCGCGGACGTCGCAGAGATTCACAGGCAGTTGACCGGAGTGGAGGATCAGACGCCTTGGTGGGCTTCCATGATCGTATGGGTGGCGGCGGCAGCGGTCATGACGGTCGGCTTCCTGTTCCTGTGGCAGAGCGGCATCTTGTCGGGGCTGCGGGTCTTGGTAGGATGGATTCCGCGCCGGAAGATGAGTCAAGCGGAGTTTGCGGTCAACATGCTTGACCCGGATCGTCCGGAGAGTGACAGAGAGTTCTTGGCTGCGCTTCGTGCGCAAGACCCGGTATTTGACGCCGCCTTCCGCAAGGCGCAGGAAAGACGAAAGGCAAGCAAATGATCCTCGCAGACATCAGCGACTTCCTCGGAAACGTCTTCTTCGCCCTCCTCCTCGGAGTAATCGGGCTTGGCGCGGGATGGTTCCTGTGCAAGAAGTACGGCGCAAAGGTGTGAGGTGAGCAGCGAGGTCGCATACCGCTGCTGTTGCGAGCCATCCGGCGAGACTTACTACGCGTTGATCTGCCCGGAGTTTGACGAGGAGTATTGCTGCCCTACGTCATGCACTGAGGGGTCTGTTCCGCGCATTGAGTTCTGCCCCTCGTATCTCGCGGCCATCGGCATCCCGGTTCCTCCTGACCCGACCAAGTGCTACTACATCGGATACCAATGCTGCATCTACGTCCTTACGGGCGTAGACCCGGTGCCTTGCCCTGATCCGACTCCTACGTATCCGCAGAACGTCGGCACGCTGGTGAAAGTCAAGAACAAGGTGGCTGGTGCCAATCCCTGCTGCTACCCCGATCCGCAGGTGCAGGGAGCCATAGGCGGCGTTGCGGCACTGGCTGGAGCGCAGTTGACGCAGCCTGCGCTGCCGTGCGAGGAACTGGTCGCGGAGTGCTACGACTTCTACGATCAGTTCGGTACGGTGCGCGGCAAGGAAGCGACGATCGCGTCGACCTTCACCGCTTGCGTCACGCAGTTCGGAGTCGGCCCGGCAACGCGATGCGACCACGGCCCGCCCATCCGGGTAGAGAGCATCACGAAGTCCGTCAGCCAGAAGATCGGCCCGTGCATCTGCTGTCAGGAGACGAACGGCCAACTCGACTGCTCTGGGGAGAGTCAAGGACCGTGCCTTGGCGGATGTCCCGGCGAGCGGCGACAGTTCTGGTACGAGTACCTCTCCTGCAACGACGATCCGAACTGCGATCCGGCGGGCGACTGCTGCGGCAACACGTCCAACTGCGAGCAGGTGCCCACGTTCTGCGACAACACCTATGACCCGCTGGAGACGTATAGCGTCAAGACTTGCTACTCCGTCAACCCGTGCAACAACGATCAGGACGAGGACATCCTCCTGCTGAAGTTTCCGTGCTGCTTCGTAACGGCGCGAGGGTACGACTGCGCGGATCAGAGTGACCTCAACGACTTGTTCCTCGGGAGCATCGTCAGCACGGCTCCGTACACCGTCAACACTGGGTGGGGTGCGTTCGTCGTGCCGTCCGTGAACGTGTGCGGGTTGACGGTCATCATGTTCTCCGGCAACGCGGGGCACCTCGCGGAACGAATCAACGCGAGGCTCGGGGCGCAACTGACGGCTACCGGGCTCGGGCCATGGTCGGCATTCTTCTGGTTTGGGTTCCGGCAGTCCTGCCTGCTATGCCCATGGCAGGGGCCGAACGACCGACCGAACTACCAACTCGGCGATGCGATCTACGTCGACCGCGTTGTGTACAACCCGACCACGAACACGGCCGACGTCTACCTGCGTGCCACATCGACGCGCTACTACGTCTGCGCCACGCAGGAACTAGAAGCGGAGTATTCCTGCGATGGCGGCGCGATCACCAACTGCGCGATCTCCGCGCTCGGCAACGATGTTCCGTACACGATTCATTGCCTGTCAATGCCTGAGTACGCGTTCGGCAGCAGGTACACGATGCAGCGGATCGCAGAGACTGCGGACGCGCAGATCCCCATCTGCACGGACATCAACTTCTACGAGGATGTCCCGCACTGCATCTCTCGGTTCGGGTTCCCGCTAAACGACGTCGTGTTCTATCCGCCGGGATTGCCGCCTGTCATCCTTCAGGTCGGATGGACAACCCTCTGTCCGCAGATGCTGACGCCGAAGACGCAGTGTCGGTGCTACCCGTTCATCTACAACATCGCGCCATGCTGCCCGCCGGGAACAGAGGATTGCGCGCAGTTCTATCTGGAGAACCCCACGCCAGAGGCGTGCGTTCTTGACTGCTTCCAATCGCCGAAGGTCTACTGTCAAACGGACGCCACCCTCATCACCGTGACATGAGCCAGCCACACACATACGGACACCTGCAGTATGGCGACCTCATGCTGCCGATCATCGACTGCAAGGCATGGCGCGTTCTCGGTGGCTCTCCCACGTGCACTGCCGGGCACGATCTTGAGTCGTGCGCCACCTGCGAGCATCGCGTGTCGCGGCAAGGCAACATGATCGACCCGCCCATCATGGGGCCGAAGCCTCCGGTCGCGCCGGAACCGCAGCCGGAGCGGATTCGTGGCCTCGGGGATGTGGTCGCCGCCGTGACGAAGACGGTCGGCATCCGTCCGTGCGGTGGTTGCCAGAAGCGCCGCGAGGCGCTCAACCGGGCGGTGCCGTTCGGCTCGGCCCCGGCCCCCGCCCCGGCCCCGGCCCCGGCCCCGGCCCCGGCCCCGCAGCAGGGCCTCTAGGAGGCGCTGCACGGCCCGCCTCGGCCCGCCCCGGCCCGCGCCCGCCCGCGCCCGCCCGCGCCCGCCCGCGCCCGCGCCCGCCCGCGCCTCTCCCTC